TTCTTTTATTTCTGCCTGTGTCATATTATTGAATTACCATTTGTCTGAACATTAGAGTTGATGTGTTCATCAACATATAAACGTACAAGATTATAGTTGCCCCATCCTGATATTCAACATCGAACGCAGTATCGCCAACGATGGCAGCACCTTGTACTACAGGCATAGTGTTCCATCCATCCATTGCTTGGCCGGCTATATTGTACTTAAACCATCTGTTTGTGGCATCCTTTTGAATGTAGATGTTATCCCCATAATATGAATACTTTGTACCCGTTGTGAATGTTTCAGTCAAAGGTGCATACGTTACACCCGATACCCATGTATTGGCAGCAATATCGTAGTAGTCAAGTACGGCACCTGCACTACCTCTAAATGAGTAGATTCTGCGACCGTTGATAATGGCACTCTCTGAAGTCCATGCAGTATTTGTTACGCCCCATATCCAATGCCCGCTCATGCCCGCTCCGGGTGCTGCTGCTCTTGCTGCTGTGGGGGATAAAGTACTCCATGTGTTCGCACCTATATCGTAGCGGTACAAGGTAACTGCGTTATTCCCCATGTAATACAGGAAGTTATCATTTCCGGTAATCTGATAAACAGAGGTAGCATCCGGTGTTGTAGTCCATGTTGCAACGGTGAGCGTGTCGGTCGTGTTCGCCGTAATTGTACGAAGTTGCCCTGCACCTGTACCCGATACGATGCGTACCTGTGAGTTAACCCATTGTGAGGCAGTCCATGTCTTTGTGTTATTTACAAGAGTGGTAGCCGTTGCGGAAGTTGCAGTACCGGATGCCAATGCCACATAATCCTGGTCATACCATGAAGGCGTTGCAATCAGTTTGCCATCGGTAGCAATAGTTGCAGCTAATCCGGTTTGAGATAGCGTAGTCCATGTGTTTGTAGCATAATCATATTTACGGAAAGAACCTGATGCCAAAGTACCCGAACCCAGTACATACCATACCGGGGTACATAAACGATATACCGTTGATGCAGAAAATGCCGATGCCTGCGTAGCTACGGTTATAACTGCGTTAGTTCCGATAGTATTTGAAACGATTTGCAACGTAACCCCTGCATTGGGTCCGGATAAGATGTGTATTGAATACCCCGCAAGTGAACGGGCTATAGTTTGGTTCGTTGTGATTGTAGAGGTAGTACCTGCCGTTGCGGTCAGCGATGCGGCAATCGTTGTACCTGTTGACCATGCCCCGGCGGTACCTGCCGCCCCTGCTGCCAAAGTACCTGCAAGCGCAGGCGAAGGAAGTTGTACCCATCCATCATCATTCGGGTTGTATAAGTATGCAGTTGCAGTACCCTGCACGTACAACTGATTCTGTTTAAAATGCCGGGAAGATGCAATCATTGCACCTGCTGCTGATGCTACAGGTGCCGGGGTTACTTGTTCCCATCTTTTTAAATCAAGTATCTGTCTATTTCCGTTTGTAGTAGCCATTATGTTACGTTTATGTTTCTTCTTAAATTATCGGCGGTCATTCTTTCAAATGATTGCACTTGGGAGTTCGCAGCCACACCACCTATAGTTGCAAGGTTGGTGATGTTCCAGGTACCTGATTGGTTGGCAGATACCGTACCCGATACAGGGGAAGTAACACCGGAAGGATCCACAAGCATCCTACCTGTTAATGGGTTGACCTGTGCCATTCCGATAGTACGGGTGAGTGCCTGTATAGCCATCCGCATGGCTTCGATGGCTTCCATTAATTCCTGTGCGCCTGTTACGGGGAGAGGGGTAGTTTCGTTTACATCGTTAGCTACTCCATCCGTACCCCATACAGGCTTCACCCTTTGATATTGCACACCTGCAATGTCATCTGTGGCAATTACCTCTCCCGACCCCGGTGTATATCCTACGTTATCTGCCATGTTATTGTAGAGTTAAAAGTCCATTAACTTGGTCAAAATCAACCGTTAAAGATTCACCTGAAAGCAGGGTGATGCTGCTGCCATAATCAAACCACCCGATGAGCGGCCCACCTGCTGCGGTAGAGTTGTAAACCACCACATAGCGGAATGGCCCTGTGCTACCCCCTGTTGATGTTAGCGTTGTGTCCGCAACCACTAACTTATAAAGCCCACCCGATTGAGCGGATGAAGTAGTGGTTAAATTTCGTGTGGATAAATTCGTGTAAGTGATTTGAGTGATGTCGGCAAGCAGGCTATTCGCAGCAGTTGGTGCTACGTTAGATAGTGCAATGGTTAGCTGATTGCTCCCAAGATTATGGGTGCCTTCTGCTACTGCTTCCACGAATGAGTTGAATTTATTGAAAACTGCCATCTGTAATTATTTATGCAAATTTACTCATTACTTTTCGATTTCAGCACCCCTGCAATCTTACGGGCAATCCCCCACTTATTCGCTTGGTAAAGTTTCATGTCGGTAAGGTTGGTGATGAAGCAAACCTCAATTAACACCGTTTCTGCATCCGCTTTCATCCATGCTAATGACCTGCGTGCAGTTAGCTTTTCCGGTCTTATGCCCCTATCCTTAAAACCAACGAAAGCAAATATCTTCAGCAGGGAACTTGCAAGGTCTTGTTCAAATTTGCTCACATTATCGGGTACAATAATTTCACTCCCCTTTGCTTCCACGTTTGCAGATGCGTTCCAATGGATGTCAACTAAAATATCTCTTTTGCTAAACTTACCACGCAGCCAAGCAAGGGTTTGAGCAAGTGCATTGGTATTGCTATCTGTAAGCGGTACAATGCCCTCTTTTTGCAGTTCAGCAACTACCATGTCCCGTAATTCAATGGCTAAATCACGTTCAATGTAGCCATTCCCGGAAGCACCTGGATCAGCTCCACCATGCCCGGCTGATAAGATTATTTTTCTCGCCATAGCTTATAAATTACAAATGATATAACTGCCACAATGGATAACGCTAACCAAAACGGCAACCGTTTGGTTTCCTTGTTGCGATAGTCGGATTGACTGAAACCGATAATAGTACCCGTTGCCTTAACGCTATCCTTTCGGATGCCGTTAATAACTTCTTTACTGGATGCCTTTACATTCTCATAGATTATCCTTTTGCGCAGGATGGGAACGGTTGTATAGGTGGTATCGAATAACTCTACCGTCTTGGTTTGAAACTCAATCCATTCCTGAAGTGTACGGGTAGTATCTACTACCGATACTCTTAATGTATCGTATTCGTATATGGTCAGCGTTTCGGTTTTTCCCCTTGCTTTGTTTACTGAATTGCAGGATAGCAGTACTAATAGTACCAATATTGCAATGAAAACAAACGGGAACCAATTAAACTTTGGGGTCTTGTTCATCTGGTACGATTGCATAGTGTTCACCATTTGCGAGAATTGCGGAGAATACCTCCAATAGAGTTGGCAGGAAAGCGATAATTATACCCACATTTGCCATTTGTTTGTCGGTCAGGTTAAATACTTGAAATACTGCCATGACCGTTGGACCGGATAATAACCCGATAACCCTCTTTGATTTGCGGTACCATTTCGGGGCCGGCTTATTTACGTTGGTTAAACTAATGTTTGTCTTTCCCATTTCTGTACTTATTTACATTTACGAATATTGTAACTAATGCTGATAGTATGGTGCAATACGTTGCCACATCCGATGCAGTCAAATGACTAAATACCCAAAAAGTGAGAGTTACAAGCAGTCCATTTATACCTGCATCATTTGTTTGGTGTTCCATGTCTTAAAGCATATTTATAGAATGATTCAAATACTACACCCCAAACGAACCACATGATGAATATATCAAGCCACCCGAATACGGGAGTGTATAAATGTACTGCTGCGAATAAAGATAGCAGCATTGCGGTCTTTGCAATATGCCAAGCATCGAAGCGCATCCAATTAAATGTCAGTTTAACGTACTGCCATGATATTGATGGATTCCACCATTTTGCGTTGTACTTGCTAAATATTGACTTATCAAAGTGCCACAATAGTACATCCATTACGGCATTGAAGAAAGCGGCTAATATGATGAATAGATAGGATGTCATTAGTTAGATATTATTTTCCAGTTTGCGCCATCTGATATAATGTGTACTCTTGACCATTGTGTTGAAAGTGATTGAGTGGTAGCCCCGTCAATAGTCTGTGAGCCGTTAGGGTCAACGGTTATAGTACCTGTGCCGCTATTTTTTATTATTAGTATTCTTCCCGTGTTGCCTACTGCCGTGAAAAGGTTAACGGTAAAAGTACCTGTTGTGCAGTCAATGAAATAGTCATTTGTCGCAGCGGTATAGGTTGTAGTACGGGCAAGGTATGCTTGATTGAATCCTGTGCCTTGAATACTTCCTGCTACTTGTAATTTATCAGTTCCGTCATCTGTTGTTTTTCCAACAAGTAAATCACCTGCTGAAGTTGGGTCTATTATAATACTTAATCCAGTTGGCATTCTTATACGTTCAACACTATTTGCAATCAATGATACAGAGTTTGCTGCTTGTAGATACATTCCATTTGCAGGTGCGGTTGATGATGTCGGAATGAATGAACCACCTGTAACCGTTCCCCCCACCGTTGCATTGGTGGTTACTGATAGGTTTGTTGCAGTTGCAGTACCGCTAACATCTAACCTACTACCCGGAGTTGCCGTACCGATACCTACGTTGCCTAATCCGTTGACAATAAAAGAATTACTATTTGAATTTGTTTGTATTCTAAATGCACCTGCCGCAGTCATATTAGAGTTATGCGATAAATTGTCAATATCTAACGCATATACTCCGTTACTTAATGATGCAGCAGTTTGTTTAATTAAAGTAACTGCTCCACCTGCTTCTATATTTAATCTTGCGCCCGGACTTGTCGTACCTATACCTACGTTGCCGTTTGGATATTTAATTGTAAGTCTTGGAGTTGTTGTTTCTTGTATTTGGAAATCATCGCCAACTGATTGCAGTCGGTAATAGTAATTTGAAGCACTTCCTATATAAATATATCTGTTTGCTCCTGTTGTTAATTCAATATTACCTGCTACTGTTAATAGTTCGCCCGGACTTGCCGTACCTATACCTACACTCGTTCCATTATCAAATATCTGTGAGTTACCGATAGCACTTGATGAAGTGAATTTAGGTATGTAATTAGTAGTACCACTACCTGCAATACTACCACCACCACCACCCACACGCATCCAAGTCCTTTTATACTTGACATAAAGCGAACTATCAGCAGGTCTAATCAGTATCTGCGAACTATCAGCACTCACCCCTGCGGCGGTGTCCTTAGTAGGAATACCGATACCATTCACATAACGTACTTTGCTTCCTGTTTGCTGCCATTGTGCGGATGCACCAACAGATAAAAGCAATAACAATCCTATTATAAGTTTTCTCATATTATGTATTTATTGTACTAAAATTATAATTTTTTCACCTGCAAAGAACGGCACATTACTATCAACGGTCAGCGTACCACTACCCACAGTCCACACTACACCTGTACCCGGTGAACCGCTATAAGCAATTGTTTCAAACGATGTACCACCCCGTGAGCCGTATATCATTGTCTTACCTGCCCCACCCGGTATAGCTATCGAAGTCTCCCCACCACCGGCAGTATATTGCAGCACCTGTGTAGTTGTACCTTGTATAACTATCCCCGTTGGCGTTACGGTGGTTCCTGCTAAACTATACACACCTGTACCCTGATAACTTACCTGATAAGTTGCGATGTCCTTATTTGCCCCCGTAATGGTGAAGGATTGCAACCATGCCAAACCCGATACTATCACCAATCCACCGGCCGTGCCATTATCAATAACGAACTTAAGGGATACCAACTCCCGATTCAGTTGGCTATTGAGCATAAATAGGTAGGAATAATCATCTAATACAACAAGTCCATCTGCTTGTATTGACCATGATGCCACATCCGGCCGGGATTCTCTGAACCAGGCGCTACTAATATTCGTAGTTTCCATTGCATCCACCTCTACCGAAAAGGTGCAAGTCCTTGCACACGCAATGAGATTATCGGTCATTGCGATTGAATTGTACCTATAAAGGTTTAATTTTTGTCCGGTTACTGGTGTCATGAGCAGTCAATTCCAACGGTTAAATTAGATCCACTAATAGTATTTGGAGTTCCAAATCTTGCACAAATATACCCACTTGGCAGCAAAACTACAGGCCCCACATATTCACCTGCGCAGTTCTGATACGTCCCAGTCCAACTACCACCTGAACTATTGGTATATCTTTTACAAGTAGGTGGATTGAAAGCAGGGTCAGCAGGGTCAACCAATGTGTATGAAAGAACGGCATTTCTTACCTGCAAAGCAGTTGCATCAACCGTATTGCTGACAAAGTTAAACTGCGATGCCCCAAAAATGTATCTGTTTGCATTGACCGATAATGAAGAAGATGGGTCTTGTATAGCCATCGTATTAATCAACCCTATAAAGTCGGTACCATTAAA